CGGCCGCGAGGTGCGCTACGTCAATGCCCCGTCGCTGGTGGTTCCCGTCACCTTTCCAGTCACCAGCCATGTCGCCGTGCGGGTCGGGGGTCTCGAACTCAGTGATGCCTATGCCGTGCAGGCGCATCTGCGCTGGCATCCGGACCAGACGGGGCAAGTGGTGGCATTGACGGTGCCGATTCATCCACAGGAGCCCAGGTGAAATTCTCCACCAGCCTGGTGCGCTTCGGGTCGGTGGGCGATGTCGCGCTTGAACTGCGCAAGGCGCTGACGGCGATCGCCGCCGGCTGGAATGTCGAGCACAACCCGGACGGTACACATAAAGCCTCCGTCACCGCCGGTCTGCCGACCGCGCATCACACCACGCACGAACATGGCGGCAGCGACGAGGTCGCTTTCACCACCGGCATCATCGAGCGTGGCCGCAGTGTCGCGATGGGCGAGTGGACCAACTTCACCCCGACCCTCACCGCCTCGGCAGGCACCGTCACCATCAATGCCAATGTGACCTGTCGCTACACCCTCATCGGCAAAACGATGATCCTGACCTTCTACCTCGTGATTACGCTGAGCGCAACGCCCATCAGTCTCACCCTGACGCTCCCCGGCGGCGTGACGGCGGCGAATGCGACCGTCAATGCCATGCTCGACATTACCGGAACCGCTCTGCTGTTCCAGACGCCATCGACAGGTGCGACGACCGCGCTGCTGTATCGCAATGGTAGTGGCGGCAGCGGCGTCTGGCCCACCGGCGGCAATACCATCGGCGGCACGATCACGTTTCCGATTCAGTAGAGGCGCCCCAGTGGAATCCCTGGAATTGACCGATCCCGTCGTCGTCCCCGAAAAAGTCACGGCCCACTATCAAGTCATCCTGCTGACCCTGAGCTGGGAAACCGACCCCTCCGGTGTCAAGGGCCACGTCTGGATCAAACTCGTCGACGAGCACACGCAGCCGTTCCACCACGCCTATCACGGCCCTGAAGCCCTCGACCTGATGAAGTGGATGAACACCGCCAATTTCACGACCACCTCGATGCACAAGCGCATCCTGCAGAAGCTCTCCAATGACGGCGTGCTGCCTGGCACCGTCACCGGCACCCCGGACCCGTAACCCGAAAGCACACCCTCATGGCGACCCTCAAATACGGCGACCCCGGCTACGACCCCTACGACGGCTACGACACGCAGCACTTCCTGCAGCAGTCGCTCAATGAGGACGACCGCTCCGGGGCCGGGGACGGCACCCCCAACACACCGGGGACCAATCTGCCGCTGACCCCCCCGCCCGGTGCGCCGTCGTCCGGGGCCGGAGCCACCGGCTACAACACCTACTACGACGCCCATGCGGGTCAGGACCCGCTCGCCGTGCTGGCCGGCGCCTACCCGGAATTTCTCGGCCGCCCCGCCGGACCCGGTGAAGCCGCCCTGCACTATGGCCCCGGCTCGGTCGGCTACACCGGCGGCGGACTCCGAGGGGGCGTCGGCGAAATCTACAACTCCCCGGAAGCCGTCGCCTACCGCAGCCGCCCGGCCACCGCCACGACCCCGACGACTGGAGGCGGCGACACGACGGGCGGCGGGACCGGCGGGAGTAACCTGACAGGGGCCTTGGCGGTCTCTCCGGCCAATCCGTATACCGGCGGCGCCGCCGCCTCCACCCGTGCCCCACGGCTGATTCAGCGGGGCGACCAGTGGGTGCTGACCGAGCACGGCAACGAGCGCGTCCTGCAGCCGAACGAAGTCGATGACGCCCGCAACTACGTCACGCAGTTTGCCCGGCAGAATCCCACCGGCTTCATCCAGGCAGGAAGCCCCGGCTACGACCCGACCCAAGCCACCACCAACGAAGGCTACCCACGCATCACCGGACAGACCGGCACCACCGGGACGACCGCGACGGGCACGAGCGGGACCGGTGCCACCGGGTATGGCGGCGTCCAGCTCGCCCCGCGCACGGGCGGCAATAGTGGCGACTGGAGCGGCTTCAATAACGCCCGTGCCATCGCCGGCGGCGATGCCAACTCCATCAAGGATGCGTGGTTCCGCTTCGGACAGGGCTTCAACTTCAACCCGGCCGGCCACAGCAAGCAGGAGATCGAAGCCTTTCTCACCTCGCAGATTCCTGCCGCGGCGGCGTACGGGCTGCACATCGACCAAGTGCGCGGCGATCAGATTCACGTCACCACCGCCGAAAACCCGGAAGGCACCTGGGTCGACGTCGTCGGCAATGCTGGCGGCACGGGTGCGTCCCCGTGGACGTGGCAGGATCAGTCGTATCTGGACAGCGGGGGCACTGGTGGGGGCGGGGGCACGACGGGCAGCGGAGGCGGCCAGTATCAGGCCCAATTCAACAGCATCATCGGCAACCGCGCCCCGTCCTATGCGACCCTGCAGGCGATCGAACCGGATCTCAATCGCGCCGGCTTCAAACTCGTCCGCAATGCGAGCGGCACCGGGGCCGACCTGCAACTCCCGACGGGTGAAATCGTCGACGTCATCGCGGGGCAGACCGGCCCCTCCGGCGGCACGTCCTGGCAGTGGCTCACCGGCAATGGCGGCACTGGCGGCGGTGGCGGCGGTGGGACCACGGGTGGGGGGGGCGGAGCGGGCGGTGGTGGCGGCGAAGACCCGCTGACCGCAGGCCTGGGTGGCTCCGCCCTCTTCCAGCAACTCATGGCCGCGCTGCTGCAAGCCATTCAGGGCCAGCGCTCCCCGACCAATCAAGCCAACCTGCAGCAGACGCTGAACGGATAGCGCATGGCGACCTACAGCACCAGCGACGCACAAAAACAGATCTCGGACTACACGATGGGGAAGTACGGCCGTGCCCCCACCGATGACGAGTGGGGAAAGATCGGTCAGGGCATCGACTACAGCAGCGGCAACATTTCCGACGCCCAGTTGCAACAGGCCTACGGCAATGCCGATACGCTGGCCGCGTCCTACGGTGCCCCCGCCGGCAACTTGACACCCCCGAAAACTGGCACCACCGCTGGTGGTCCTGTCAGTGGCGACATGGGCGCAGGCGGCAATATCACCCCGGCTCCAACGGCGGGCGCGGCGACGACCAACCCGTATGCGGGCGTCAATCCGACCTCGAGCCTCACCGGCACGCAGGCCCTCAGCCAATTGCAGACGGCCATCGGCCGCCCGCTGACCGCCGCCGAGCTCCAGCAGGCCCGCACGCTTATCGGCTACACCGACCCCACGGGCCAAGCGCCGATGACCGGCGCCCAGTACAACCAACTGCTCCAGACCGCCGCGTCTCTCACGCCCGGTGCGAACTACACGCCACCAGCCGCAACGACGCCTCCACCCGCAGGACCGGCCGCCACCACGACGCCACCACCCGCCGGGGTGAAGCTGCCGGAATACGGCCTGAACCTCCCGCCCAACCTGCAGGGCCAGGTGGGCAACCTCTTCCAGCAGCAGCCCGCCACCCCCATCCAGAGCCAGTATCAGACGTCGCTGCTCGACCTCATCAACAAGTCGCAAGCGCCCGTGAGTCTCGACGACCCGAACCTCGCCCGCCAGTCCGAGCAATACCGCGCCTCCCGGCAGCGGGGCACCGAACGGCAGCGCTCAGCCCTTGCGGAACGTGCGGCCCAGACCGGGACCCTCGGCGCCGGCGGCTTCGATACGGCCGTGGGCAATTTGTATGGCGAGGAGTCGCGAGACATCGCGGGCCGGGACACCGACATCATCGCGAAGGAAATGGACGCCCGACGGCAGCAACTCACCCAGGCCCTGCAACTCGCGCAAGCCACCGGCAATGCCGAAGCGGCACGGCTGCTCCAGACACAGCTCGGCCTCCTCGATGCGTCCATTCAGCAGACGGCGATCGAGCAGCAGGGACGGCTGGGTACCGGCGACCTCATCACGCGGCTGCTATCGACGCTACTGACCAATGCCTACAACTACTCCGCACTGGGCACCAATGCGGCGCTCAGTCTCAACACCGGCGACAACAATCTCATTCAGAACATGCTGAGTCAGTACCTCAGATAGAGGATAGCGTCCATGAGCCTCCTCGACGACATCGCCAAAATCCTCAACATCGCCAGCGGCCCTGCCAGCGCCATCGGCACCGGTCAACAGCAGGAACGCAACCGGTCAAACGAGTTTGCCGACGCCAGAGGCCGCACGCTCGCCAATATCTACGGCACGCAGGTCGGGGCGCAGACCGGCATCTACGGCAATCAGGCCAACAACCAGACCGCCCAGTACAACGCCCATCAGGACGCTCTCACGCAGGCGCTGCTGGGGGCCAGCCGCGAACAGACCGCCAATGCCGCCGTGGACCTCGACCGCCGCAAGTTCGCGCTCACGGCGCCAGGCACACGCGCGGGACAAGCCGCCTCCGGCTCCATCCTGCAGAACCTGCAACCCTCTCGGCTGCAAGGCGGCTCCGCCCAGCTCATGGCCCGCACCCCGACCATCACCGGTGGGGCCATCAATGCCCTCGGCCCCGGTGCGCGGGAAGCGGGACGACTGCTCGAGCAAGGGGCACTGGCGGGCCTGAGAAGCGGCGACACCTTCGACCCGCTCACGAAGACCGATTTCCAGGGCGGCGTGCTGGCCCCGCCGGGGATTCTGGCCGCCCCGTCGCCGCTCGCTTCCCCGACCTTGCCGGCCTATCAGGGACCGGGCGGGGTGGAGTCCGCGCTGGGGGCCATCGGGGCCGGCGGGGGGATTCTCAACGCCATCAAGAAACTCTTCAGCGGCAGGGGAGGCGGCGGCGGCCCCAGCGGCCCCGGCGATACCTTCGGCCTCGACCCGTACACCTACGGCGGCGGTGTCGATACGTCCCCACCCGTGCCTCCCCCCGGACCGACCGGCGAAACGGGTGGGCGTTTCTACACCGACCCGATGAACCTCGACCCGTTCAACCCCTACACCTACGGTGGCCGCGTCGACACGAATCCGCCCACCGGCCCGGACACCAGCGGCAGCGCGGGCGATCTGGATGGCTACTGGGACGGGACCCAGTGGGTTTCGGGGTTTTAAGTCATGGCCTGGGGCATACCGGGGAACGTCGGCGAGATTTACCGCAAGCAGCAATCGGATGAACTGAAAGACCAGCTGCTCCAGCAGGAGATGGCCGCTCGTATGCGGGAGGCCGACTTGCGCCAGCAGGAGCTATCCGCACGCATTGCTGAGCAGCGACAGATGGAAGCCGAACGGGCGAAGGCTGCTGAACGACAAACCTCACTGGACTTGGAGAAGCAACTCAGCCCAGGCGCACAGACACCGGCTGCTGCCGCCGTGCTCAGAAGGTATCCAGCGACCGCCGCACGGCTGAGCACAGCACGGCTTGACCCGGCGTTCGGGACGCCACCCATTGACGTGCTCGCGCCGAACGAGAAGCAGGCCGCAGACGCTACGACACTGAAGGAACGTGATGCAGCACTGGAGCAAATCTCCGCCGACCCGCGCCTCAAGACGCTGGTGCCGTTGCTTAGAGGAGGACTGCTGACCAGTGTTCCGGCCAATGCGATTCTGCCGGACGAGCCGAAGCCACCCACGAAATACCGCGTCACCGTCAAAGGCCCTCACGGCGAACCGATGGCGACCCTCAAGACCGAGGACGAACTCGGACCAGGCGTTGAGGAGTATCGCGCACCGGACCGACCGCCACGCACGGAGATGACGCCGGGCCAGCAGTTCCAAGCCACCCGTCAACTCCGCAACGACTTCGTCCGAGAGACGAAAGCCGCAATGACCGTGCAGCAGCAACTCGCCATGATGGACTCGTCATTGGACGCGGCCAAAAAGGGCGACCTGGCCTCTGGCTCGCAGGGCGTGCTCGTGACGTTCCAGAAGATTCTGGACCCCAACAGCGTCGTGCGCGAATCGGAGTATGCACGCTCGGCCGCAGGCCAGTCGTTGCTGTCACGCATGGAAGGCGCGGCGACGCGACTCATCTCCGGTGGCGCGGGTGTGCCGGTCAATGAACTCGAAAAATTCGTGACGCTCGGCAAGCAGTTTGTGCAGGGTCAGGCGGACTCCGCCCGCGAGACGAAGACACAGATTGATGCGATTGCTTCTGAGTTCGGCATCGACCCGAAGAACATCACGCGCGATTATGGCGAGCCGCCGACAGGTGGCGGTGGGGGCGGTGGACAGGATTGGCTGAAGGTGCCAGCCGCACAGCGGCCCGTCGGTGCCAAGGCGACACTGCCCAACGTGGGTGCGGTGACGTGGGACGGCACGTCCTGGGTGAAGTAGGTCCATGCCGCAACAACGCTACGACGACGACGGCAATCCGATTGGCGGCGCTGCTGGCGCAGCACCCACTCGTTTTGATGACCAAGGCAATCCCATCACCGAAGGTCCGCCAGAATGGCAGGGACCACTCACGCCACGGGAGCAACTGCGGCAGAAACTCACCACCCCCGATGACACACAACGAGCACGCGCAGCCGAAACGGCATGGGGGGATCTGAATCCCGTCAACCTTGCCCGTCAGGCATGGCAGGGCATCACCGGAGAACTGGAAGCCGGGCGGAATGCCATGCACGAAGGACGGCCGGTCGCCGGTGTGGCGCATACCGTCGCGAGCATGGTGCCGATTCTCGGCCCGATGGTGATGAACGCACCCGGCCGGATGGCCGATGAACTGGAGAAGGCCCTCATTGCGCGCGGCAAGGGAGACACGACACGCGCCGTTGGCCATACCGCCGCAGGCTTGATTCCGGTGGCTGGCCCAATGGCCGCTGACATTGCGGAACAAGCCGCCTCTGGTGATACGGGTGGCGCAGCCGGACACCTCGTCGCACTCGGGCTCGGTCCGAAAGTCTACGGTGCTGCGGCTGGTCCTGCGGGGAGAGTCGCGAGTGGTGCAGCAGAGAAGGTCGCCGGAGCAGCCGAGCGTATCGGAGAACGCGCGCAGATGGCGGCGGCCGGTGCGAAAGAAGGCGGCATCGGTGGAGCGGTCTCGTCGGTCATTCGGAACGTCGCGCCGATTGAACCCGAAGCCCTGATGATGAAAGCCGTGCGCCCGCGCTCCTCGCAAGTCAACTTCGAGGCCAAACTGCCAGCGGCGATGGAGGAAGCGAAGGTCAGTGAGCAGGCGATGGGCAAACCCATCACCAATTTCGAGACCCTGGTCGAAGCCATCGACCTCGCCAAGAAGCGCGTGCGTGCCCGATACGACGAGATGGCCGGTCCGCTGCGCGAGCAAGGCATCACCCTCGACCTCACCCCGGCCGCCGACAAGATGATGGCCGCAATTCCTGAGACGCTCCGCCTGGAGAATCCCGCCGCCGCCGCACGGATTGCCAAAACCGCCGACCTCTATCGCCGCCGCGTCCCGCTCGAAGCCGCCGAGCAGTATCTGAAAGAAGCCAACGCGCAACTGGAATCGTTCTACGCCAAGTTCCCAGGGTCGCAGCGCAAGGCGCTCGAAGCCAGCCCCGAAGCGGCCATTCCCAATGCGCGGGCACAGGGACTCCGCGAGGCGATCTATGGGGAATTGGACCGGGGCACCGGCGAAGCCGGAGCGGTTCAGCGGCGCTATGGGTCCCTGATGGCGCTAGAAGAAGAGGCGCTCCGTCAACTCAACGTCTCGAAACGGCTCAAGGAGCAAAGTCTCGCCGAACAGATCAGCACGCCGCGCGCCTACTTCGATATGGTCAAGGGCGGTGTCAAGGCGCTGAGTGGCAACCCGGCAGGCTTGGCGGATGCGCTCGGTGGCTATGCCATGCGGGAAGCCTCGCGGTTTATGAAGGAGCAAGGGACTGCCGAGGCGATGATTCGACGCGCCTTCGAAGGCTATCGACCGCGTCGGCCAGCGGATCTCCCCAACGTCCCGCAAATCGAGCGTGGAGCCATTGTCCGGCCAGCGGCGGAGACCAGCGGCATCACAGAGTCACCGCCGTGGATGCCGCAGAGTTATCCCGTCTCGGAGCGACGCGGTCTGCCTCCGGCGCGCACCGTCCATGCAGTGGAAGGGATACCGGATACCAGTGGTCGCACTGAACCGCCGTCGTGGATGCCGAAGCAGTATCCACTCTCGCCGGAGACGGTAAAAACTCTGAGCCGAGAGGACCTCATCAGCCGCTTGTCCGGTGTACAGCGCACCCCTGGACTCGCCCCTGAAGAGGCTGCCCAACTGATGCAGGTTCTCCGCGACGAAATGCGACGCCGTGGGATCAGCCTCGTGCCGATCAAGGGGCCGGTCGCTCCTCGCACCTACACGCAACGTCGGTAAACAGGAGGCTTCTGTGATTTCCCTCATCCTCGTGCTCGTTATCGTCGGGGTGGTGCTGTATCTCTTAGAGACGTACATCCCGATGGACCCGGCGATCAAGACCGTGATCCGCGTGGTGGTCGTGCTCGTACTGTGCCTCTGGCTGATCCAGACATTCGTCGGCGACATCCCGCTGCCCAAGTTGCGCTAGGAGTCTTGAGTGACGAACTTCAAATTCGTAGTCGACCGCATCAACAACGCCTACCCCTGGCTGCTCCAGTGGAACACGCACGAGGCGTGCGGTGAATTTCTCCAGCGCGTCTGCAATGAACCGGAGTGCAAAGCGGAGCGCGTGGGCCTGCTCTCGAAAGACCCAGGCGAGAACGGCTACGAATTTCCCAATGGGATTCGGACGTCGCACGACGTCATCGCATTACCCAATGGCGAGCGTACAGATATCGTGCAGAGCGCGGGCGGGCATCCGGCTCCCGGTGGCCCCGCATGGGGCGTCATCCCTCCCGACCAGTGGCGCCCGCATAACGTCTGGGTGGACATCTCGAGCTGGCCGATTTACGACTCGCACACGCCGCATGATGCCGGTCCGACGGGTGTATGCGAAGTTGGGTTCGGGTGGTTCTGCCTGATGACGGCACTCGCCGAATGGCCCGACGAAGCCAAGGCCAACATGGACTGGATTCTCAAGAACATCAACCCCTCCTGCTTCCGGGTGATGCTCGCGGTTGAGGGTGAGTCGCACATGCAGGGCAGCGACCCCGATGTCTGGTCAGAAGCTGGCGTGTTCATCAACGAAGATTGGGAGAACCGCTACCGCAAGATGCTCGAATGGGTCAAGAGTTTCGGCAAGCAAGTCCACGCCACCGTCTATGGAGGCCGGAACCAGACCCCCACTGAGGCCGATCGCAATGCCTTTCACAGCCGCATCATCGCGGCGAGCGACGGTCTGTGGGATGCCATTCGCTCCTTCGAATGCGCCAACGAGTACAAGGTCAATAAGTGGACGACGCCGGAAGTGCGGGCAATGGGACGCGACCTGCGCGCCAAACTCCCTGCAGGATTCCGCCTCTCGCTGTCGTCACCGGATGCGGCACACACCGGGTCTGGCGATATGAGCAACGAGGTGATGGAGGCGTCCTTCGAGGAACTCTATGGCGGTGATGACCACGCCGGGGCCAACGAAATCACCATCCACACGATGCGGGACGGCGGCAAGTGGAGCGACCCGTACTCCTACAACTTCTGTATGCCCGACATGCCGAAGATCAACAACGAGCCGCCGGGGCCTGGCAGTTCAGCAGGCGGGATGTACACGACTGGCGCCGATGTGGAGAAGGATCTCAGTAACACCATCGGTGCGGGCTGGGCGATGTACATGGGCCACTCGGAGTGGTGCGTGTGGAACGGCCATTTGCCTGATTGCTACTATAACTCTTGGCGCGAAATCAAGAACGTGTGGGAACTTCCCAACATGCCTGAGTGCGCAGCAGCGATGAAGGCTCACACTGGAGAACCCGAGATGGCGATTCCCGCATATGACGAGGGCTGGATTTCTGATGTCGTGCGGCCTGCAGTCGTGGCTCAGTATACCGAAGCAAACCATCCACTCGACGACATGTACCCGGTGTGGATCACCCGCACGCAGTACGATTACGATGCTGGATTGAGCAAGGACGACAGCCTCAATAAACACATCAGCGAATTGCGTGTCGCCCTTGGGTTGTCTTAGCTGCTCTGCTCGGTCATGTCCACACCGTTCACAGGTGACGTGCTGTTCCGGCGGCATGTCACTCATGGATGCTCACGTCCGTTGAGGCGGTCGCGCAGTTCGAGCACTAATTGCTCCAGCCGGTTGACCGTGACGCGCAGGTCCTCATGCTCGTCCTTGGCGTGCAGGGCCGCGTCCACGACTTGCACCAAGGCGGTGCCGGCGGAGGCAAGTTCCTGATGGGCCGCGATGAGATGCTCGGAGGCCTTCTTGAGTCCTTCGAGTTGGTCGCGAAAATACGGGTCCATGATCGCCCTCCCTCAAGGGCACCTCAGAAGGTTGGCGGCAACCGGTGAGGAACCGGGCTTCGGGGCTCGAGACCCTAGCCGCCGTCTCTAGCATACCTTAGCGCACCAGCCGCAGCCCTGACCGGGTCTGCTGCTCTCGCCGCGCATCAATCCTCGCCCAGAACTGCTGCTGGCGTCTGAGCTCCTGAGCGACCTGCTCCGGCCGGAGCACCTTCCACACCTCGGTCACCGTCCCACATCTCGAGCAGGACACCTGACCCTCCAGCGGTGTGTACCGCACCACGGTCTTGTGTCCGGTGAGGAGGCAGCGCAGATTCATGGCTGCTCCTGACGGCAGTCGGCGAGATCAGCATCGGTCTTCGCAGGAAAATCCCATTCGTGACCGCACTTCGCGCAGCGCCGATGTACAGACATGGACTCAGCCACATGCCATCCATCCGGGCATGGGTTATTGGGGGATGCCTCCTGCGCGGCGAGGGCGGCTAAGCATTCTTCCAGCAATTCGGCCCGCCATGTCTTGCTGCCATCTGAGTCTAAGCATTCCTGTATCCGCTCTCTGAGCGTCTGGGACGAGGGCTGGGGAGGGGTCATTGCGTCACCAGGGCCATGAGCTCGTCGGGCGTGCTCACGAATTTCAGCGGGAAGCCAGCAGCTTCGAGGCGCTTCTGGGTCGGTGTCTTGGGCGTTTTCGCGCTCTTGAAATCGACGGCAAACAGCGAACCCCGCCGCGTGTAAATGAGGGCGTCGATGGAGGTATTCAGCAGCAGCACGACTGCCCCCATCTGCCGGGCGAGGGCGGTGAGGCTGGCGGCGGTGGTATCGACACGGGCCTTCCTCATACCGTCACCGGTTCGTCGGTCCCCTCCGACCGTTCGCAGTCGTAGCAGTCCAGGCAATGGCGGAACCAGCGCCCCGTGCGCCGGCCCCGTATCCAGCGGCTCCAGCGATGCACATGCCTCATGGGTTCACGAGCAGGATGAGGTTCATGTAGGCGACGGCGAGGGCATCTTCCGGTTCCAGCCCCGACTCATAGAGCCGTTGCTGCTCCACGGCGATGATGGGTTGCAAGGCGCTGAAGTGCGGCAACTTCCGCATCTCCCGGATGAGTGCCCAGGTCTTCCGCTGCATCTGCTTTTCCAGCCACTGCCTCATGGCTTCAGCGCCTCCACTTTGGCTTTGAGCCGGCGCCATTCGTCCTGCGGCATCTTGCCCTTCCAGCGCTGTAATTCCTCGAGCTTTTCCTGATACTCATCAGCCGCCCGCCGCTGCCGAATCTTCTCGGCCATCTCCTCGGGCACACGCAACACCTTGACCGGCACGAACCGGCTGACCTTCTTCTTGGGAGCAGTGGGTGTCGTGAGAAAGCGTGTGAGGTGTTCATTCCGCTTTGCCCCGAACAAATCGTCAGCCATGCACACGCCCTCTATTCCCTCTCTCTACTGGAGCGCGGGTGAGAGAGATTCTGAAACGGTCTCTCGGCCTCCGACGACGGCACACCGCCTGCCCTCGGTCTGGGATGATCCGTGCCGAACACATCCCCAGGTTCCTTTTCAGGCCGTCACATCCACGAGAACTATCCCCTCGTGTTCTCGAGAGGGAGAGACTTTGCGCATGGTCGTCAGGGCGAAGACGTTGCCCGCTTGCCCCCGTGGACTCTCCGTCGCTTGGTGCGGTTTACTCTTCCCGCCGTCAAGAGCGCTTCGGGTGCTCTTCCCCATTCCCCCGAGGCTGAGGGCCTGCCTTGTTTTCCTGCCGCAAATTTTTCTCGTCAAAAACCAATTGCTGAGCTAGGTTCTCACGCGCTGCCTGTTCGGCACGGAGCCGGTGCCTCTGCTCATAGGCCTCGTGCATGTGCTCGTTAGAGGGATACAGGTCCCATTGCTCGACCTTCGCGAGCGGCACCCATCGCTGGGCGGACGATTCGCCGAGAAACCATTCAAAGAGTTGTACGAGGACGCCCTGATCGGTGACGGCGAGGATTTCGCCCTGCCATTCCACTAGCCGATGAGGGCCGTAGAAACTGTGGAAGAAGCGGCCCACGAGTGGGTGCTGTGGCGTTTTCATCGCACGCTTTCAGCGACGATCCATTCCGCGAGAAATTCCACTTGGTCGCGGCGGCGTGGTGTCGACATCTCAAACGCGAGACATAGTGTGCTGATGACCTTTTCAATCGCGTGTCGCGGACAGCCGGCAATGGACAGTTCACGGACGATGGTGGTCAACGCCCTGGCCTCACGATCAGAGATGGCGACCTTAGCCCACACCGAGTGACACCCACTGCTGCTGTTCGTCGCTGAGGTAGAACGCACATAATCCGTGTGTGCCATACGTGGTCTCGGGTTCAATCCTGAGATCGCCGGAGTGATGACTTCCGCGCTCCCCGATGTGGTGGGGGAAACACAACACGAGCATCAATTCCGGCTTGGTGCGATCGAGTTGCTTGTCACCCCCGATACCTTTGTGGTGAAGGTGAGCCACATTCGGCGCCCACCCTTTCGACAAGTTCCGGCAACCCGGCACACGGCAGCGATTCCCATCGCGCGCTTTCACGAGGGCTTTGGCCTTGAGCTCCAACGTGCGCCGGGAGGCTCGCCGTTCGAGCAGTTCCTTGCGGCGCTCGCCGCGCTCAGGCTTCGGGCAGGCGGTGCTGAGTGTCACGCGGCCCTCCGCTTGGGCTTGCCGTAAATCTCCGGGTGGTTCCGCCGATACTCATCAGGTGCTGTGAGAATCACGCCGCACTCGGCCGCGATGATGAGCGTCTGCTCGATGAGGTCGGAAAACTCCTGCACCGTCAGCGTCGAGGTGTGCAGTTTATTGGGCACTGTCACGACTTCGCCCGTAATCGCATGGGTGGCCTCATGCGTGCCGAAGACATGCTCCAGTAGTTGGCGCTTCAGCTCGTCGATGTCGTGGCCTTCCTCACGCGCCCACGGTTGCACCATCGCATGGAAGCCGCGCCCTTGCGCCTCGGTGCGCTTCTGCCGACGCGGCCGAATCTCCAGGGCGACTTCTTGGCCCTTAAGCTTCTTCGCCACGAAGGCGCGAAACTTCTTCGACTCGATTGGGTCAAGGGCGAACTTCCCGGTGTCCTCATGGACGTAGCCGTAGAAGACGCTCATGGCCGTGACTCCAGTCGTCGCTGTCGAAGTTGTCGCTGGTAGAGCTTTGCGCAGACCCTGCAGTGACGGTGTCCATTCATCACGCACTCCGCTGCAGAATCGTGTCGAGCAATGCCTTCAAGAGCGCAACGAGGTCAGTCGGGTTCGACGGCGGCGGTGCGGGCGGACAGTAGATGTCCCGCGTGTCGCCCCAGTACGATTTATCGAAGAGGCTAGACATGCGCCGCCTCCACGGCATGCCAGCCGAGCGCCGCCTGATACTCGCGCTCCACTTCCTCGAGAAAAACTCTCACCTTCGCCGCGTACGCCTCGATTTCGACGTCATTGCGCAGGTAGCGCACGTAGAAGGTGCGGAGATGTGACGGCATCCTCGGGTCGAACGAGAGGAAGTCGCACCACTGAGCGTCGGTGACGAGCAGTTGATGGAGGATCTGTGGCCGGTGCTCAGCGGGGAGTTCAGCGGGACCACGCAGGTAGCCGAAGTGGGTGGCGCTCTTTGGACATTTTGCTTCTACGCACCCAACGACGTCGCCGATATGCCCGTCCAAAGACACGCCGATGGGCAGTTCGTTGTGCGCGATGAATCCGGTGCGGATCACGACGTTGCCCGTTAAGGCTTCGTACGCTGCGAGTGCCTCATCCTCATGTGCTGAACCCCAGGCCATGGCCTCGTTGACGAACCCGTTACCGGTGTCGTACGGCGTATCTGTCAACTTTTCCACCACGAGTCTGGTCCGAAGGTCACGGCGCGCAGCAGCCTCGCCACTACGGACAGACGCTAGTAGGTCCTTCGCGTCAGAGCCGCAAATTCTCTTGGCACGCGCTTGAAACCATGCCGGCGATTTTTGCGGCGCGTCGATGATAGTGAAGTTACGCATCGACCACCATCTTTCGTCGAGCCCACCATTGCCTGACTCCTTCTGACACGGCGGCACGATGGGCGGCTGGCAGTTTGCGTCCCTTCAGCGTGGCGGAAATCTTGCGCCGCATGTCCTCGGGTTTTGGTTTGCCGCCCAACTCCACCTGCATGTGATGGGCATGGCAGAGAAATGCGATATTTTCAGCCGCATTGTTTCTCGTGTTGCCGTCGATGTGATGGCGTTCAGCGACACGCGAGCAATTCGGCCGACTGCACGTTCCCGTATCGGCAAACCATCGTCGTGCGCGATCGCGTCCAACTTTGTCAGAGGCGTCATCGCCCAGCCATCGCTGATTGCGTTCTCGCTCAGCAAATCGTGCCTGACGACTCATGCATCCGCACGACCGCGTGTTGCCGTTACGGAGTGACTGGCCAAGCGTGATGGTATGGGCACCGCATTCGCAGACGCACAACCACTGACGAAAGCCGTGCTTATTGCTGCCCCTTGACTCGAGCACAGTCAAACGGCCAAACGTCTGTCCAGTTAACGTGCCCTGTCTTGCGTTGTGGCCGCGAAGAAAGCGAAACGGCTGCCCCTTGGTGTAGCCCATCTGGGGCGATGTGACCGTCGCTAGATTGGTCGGCTGGCCGCACCCGCATTCGCAGAGCTTCACGCGACGGTCTCCGCCTTCGGAACTTTCGCAGCAGTTTGCTTGAGCTTCATCCAGTCGTCGCCGTGATGCTGCGTTAAAAAATTCCGGTAGTCGGCCTTCGAGGATTTCCAGACTTTCTGTAGTTCTTCGATACCGGTGTCGGCCACGGCGGCGAGGTCGTGCAACCAGTTATCAAAGCCAGGCGGAGCCACGGCCTTGACTGGCGTCGGCTTGCTGCGGGCTTCCGCGCTCTCGGCGTCATCGTCTTCGGCGGCGACCCCGGCGATGGCGGCGAGTGCATAGCGGCGACCGTAGCTCGACGCTGATCCGAAGGCCTGCGGCCCGTCGTCTTTCGGGGTGAGCGACAGCGAGTCGCGGAGCCACTGCCCAGACGAGTGCATGAGCATGGTCGTGACGGTGACTTGGGTCTCGGTGTTGGAAATGGTCTGCGTATAGGCGATGCCGTGCTTACTCAGCGGGTCGGTGATGACGGCTCGCACGGAGGCCAAGCTCGCGAATTTGCTCTTGAAGAACGGGTTGGCACTATCCTTGGTGGCGTTCTCGATTTCGCCTTGGGCTTTGGCGAGGGCTGCGGCGAGTTCGTTGATCTGGTCGGAGTGGGTCACGGGCTTCGCCTCCTATGACAAGCGCTTCTGGAGTTCCTCGGGATGGAGCTGCTCGAGCATGCCGATGGTGCGGATCAGCAGTCCGACCTTCTCGTGGAGCCTGGCAATCTCCAGTTTCATGACGATGAGATGAGCTTCGGTGACCTCCACGCTGGAGAGGCCGTCGGCAATGGCTTCGGCTTCGCGCAGCAGCCGGTCGTGGGTGGGGGTCATGCGGTCACCTCTGGGATCTCAGCGGCGAGGGCGGCTTCGAGTTCCTGGGCCCGGAGTTCGAGTAGCGCCGAGAGCGCGTACATGCACGCCACGGCGCCGCGGTCATAGCCGGGCAGGATGACCGACGCGGAGCCGAGCTCGACGACCGCGAAGTGCAGCGCCGGGGTGGCGTGGTCGTTCACGAGCACCTTGACGACGGGGTCGTGGTGCTCGCCGGCGAGGTTGATGGAGACGCTCATCATGGGCGGCCTTCGGCCTTGGCAATGGCGGCACGGGCCTGTTCGGTGTCTGGGCTCATGGCTCGCAGGGCCTCCAGCAGATCCGGTGCGGCGGCGATGAGGTGGGCGTTGGCGATGCCTTCGTCACGGTCTGGCAATCCCAGATCACGTTTACAGATCACCTTCTCGTCATCAGGAGAGCGCAACACAAACGCACCTTCATCGTCATGCCACAACTGCCACGGTCCGGGTGTGTGGGTGCCAGTCACCGGCACGGTGGGGAGTGCGCGGGTCTCGGTGTCGATGCTCACCGGCTTGTCCTTCTCCATGTTCTTCACTGGCTCATCCCCTGTACCGCGGCGAGAATCAACAGGCTCATCCACAGCAAACTGACGATGGCGAGGCCGAGCCGTTCAGCGTGGGACCGCATAGACCCGTCCGGGGCGCCCGACCTTCCGGCCTTTGTGGATGGCGTCGTGGATGTTGTCGAGTTGCGTCCCGAGCATCAGGTGTTCGGGGTTGCAGCACGGCGGCTGGTCGCAGGAGTGGAGCACGTACATCCCGTCCGGGATGGTGCCGTGCGTCAGCCGATAGGCGATGCGATGTGTCTGCTCGTTGATCTGGCGGCCATCCTCGCGACGCCCAACGGCACAGAGGCCGTAGCCGTTGACCTGCTTGGCGCCGAGCCAGAACCAGCACTCACCCTCGCGGCGGTCGACGCGGCCCCAGAAGTGGGCACGCTTGGTGTCGGTCCACGTCGCCACGGCGGCTGCGGCTGCGGTGGTGCTCATGACGCCTTGGCCCATGACCCGTGAACGCTGGTGCCGGCGACCCAGGCTTCGACTTTGGCTTTCGAGTAGCGATGGGGCACGGGGGACTCGAGGTGCTTGCGGCTACGGGAGATACCGAGGGCTTCCCACAGTTCCCGGTGCGTGAGCGTGAGGCGGTCCATCAGGCGGCCTCGTTGTCGGTTTCGCGGCTGATCTCGGGGAACAGGTCGTCCATCGTGCAGCCGAAGAACTTCGCGAAGGGACGGGCGGTGTTGAGTTCGACGTTGCTGAAACGGCCCCGTGCGATGGCGCTGACGTGCTGGTAGGGGACGCTGGGGATCTCGCGAACCAGGTCTCGCAGGGCGGTATCGGTCATCGCCATCGCAAGTCGGACGCGATTGACGATGGTGGGGACGAGTGGCGCCGCACGTAGCGCCGCCAGTTGCTCGGGCGATAACGGCTTGGGCATAGGCGTCTGAAGTGGAGACTACCCAACGGACGCCTGAAAATCAACTATATTCTTCTTTAAATGCCTAAGACACCTTTAAACGCCAGCTCTGCAGGATTGAGACTCCCGTCTAGGTGGGAAATTTCCTTACTAGATTGGAATATGCGGATTTGACATAATTCCAGTCAGAATGATTGCCCTACAGTCAAGTACTGCGCCTGCGACATCATCCATGCCTAAACCTGTGCGCCGGCTGCATCCACTGGGCCGAGTAGTACGGCAGCACCGGGAGAGTCAGGGTCTCTCACAGGAAGAGTTGGCTGTACGCGCGAAGATGCACGCGAAGCAAGTCTCCAATCTGGAAGTGGGGAAGAACGTCCAGATCAAGTTCTACCAGGATTGTGCGATCGGGCTGGGCTTCCGTGATGCCTACGAGATGTTCTTGCAGCCGGTCGACCCGCTGATGCGTCGGCTCATGCGACTGTGGCCGTCGCTCTTGCCGGAACAGCAAGCGGATTTAGTGGCGCGAGCGCAGGCGTACCTCGTTGACGGGCTGTGAGGAGCCACCACAGGTCACGCAAGACCAGTTGCTGACGCTCGTCGGAGAGCGCGCGAAAGAAAATCGCGGCGTGTTTTTCACGACGACCCCTCTGAGACGACGGCGTGACGCGGGCCATACGACGACGCGGCGACGACGACATGAGGCAGACTCCCGACTCAAGGATGTGCTTGTCATTCAAGCCACGGGGAGAAAACGGGACACAGTAACCGTATGAGGGCGACATTACAACTGTCAATTCTGGTAGAGCTGTAATGAAAAAGACCAAGCCCCCGAAGGGCATCCGGCAGAAGGGCAATCGCTGGGAAGTGTATGTCACGGTGAACGGCGAGCGGGTCTGGACGACCTTCCCGCTGGCGACGCCGCTGCAGACGATGGAGGTGTGGCGCCGTGACCAGCGTCATGTGCCGCCGCCCTCGGACAGTTTCGCGGCGGACATCGCGTCGTATTTGCTCACCGTGCAGCACATGCCGACCTTCCATGAGCGCAGTTTTCATCTGCAGTTCTGGCAGCGGGCATTGGGGCCGGAGCGAGCTCGCGCCACGATTACGACGACCGAGATCAATCAGTGTCTCAGCAAACTGAAAGCCAGCGGAAAATCGAACACGACGGTCCGTCACTACCGCACAGCACTGCTTCATCTGTTCAACCGGCTCGACCCGGATGGGCTGAATCCGGTGAAGCGGACCTGGAAGCCGGCGGACCCGCCGCTCGAAGCTCGGGCGCTCGAGCCTGCGGTCGTGTGGCAGATTCTGAAGGCGATCAAGGGACCAAAGACGAAGGCGCGGCTCTGGGTGATGGCGACGACGGGGCTCCCGCACAAGCAACTGATGCAACTGACGCCGGCGTCGGTGGACTGGCCCGCCTCGCGGGTGCTGGTGCTGGCCAGGCGCAAGGGTGCTGGGGCCGCGGGTCGGTGGCTGCCGCTGAGCAAGAGCGCCCGGTATGCCTTCAGGAGTCTCGACAAGGCGGAAGGCTGGGGCGCGTTCAGTGTGGGCGGCATGCGGCAGACGTTTCAGCGGGCCTTGAAAGCACTGGGCTTGCCGTCCACGATCCGGCCGTACGACATCCGGCACATGGTCGGGACCGAGCTCTACCGGGCGACGGGCGATCTGGCGACGGTGGCGCGGCTGCTGGGGCATGCGGACATCAAAACGGCGAGCCGGTACAGCCTCGCGGCGCACGAGCTCAACGACCGGCTGGCGATGGATAAAGTGCGGATCGGTGGATAGGGAAGTGGCGATTGGCAAGATTTGTTAAGCATTTTGGCAAAGTCACCGGCCTTCTAAGCCGAATGTCGTGGGTTCAAATCCCTCCGGGCGCACCAATTCCTCAGCAAAACCACTCAATCAATCAATCCACATGAGTCCATATAAGGCCGTTTTGTACGTAAAAGGTGGATGAAAAGGTGGATAGGCATGAGAGCATCGGCCTGCCCACTTGTGAGTGAGAGGGCGGAGCGCCGTACGGTGATGGGTTAGGCGGCTGAGCGAGGCGGGCTGGGCCGCCACTGATGGGAGCAGACGCTACAGGCGAACCGCTTCAAGGTCTCATCCCATTCGACCATGCGCAGCTCGGCGCACTTCGGGCACGGGGGTGCTTCACGGCGTGAGAGCCACTCGCGCATGCTGGTGATGAGCCCCATAGCACAATTCTACGACGGCCGCCACTGTCAAAAATACTAGGAATATCCCTGAGCCCTGGATGCCGATTCCCGCGCGTGTGATGAATCGGTTCGCCGCGGAGGCGGATGACCTGGTGGTCGAAATCGCGGCGCTGCTCGAGGGCCGGCCACTGCTGACGGTGCTCCTGGCGCTGGGCGAGATTCTGGGTGGGACGTTAGCGCGCGAGTTCGAACCGCTGGAGCAAGAGGCGTTTCTGCGCTCCGCTGGACAACCGGATTCATGAACGGCCGGCGACGAGCCCGCGGGTGCACTAATCGCGCATGGCTTGTCTCGCGGGCCTCGGCGACGGACATCAGCAAGGCTCGCTCAACGGCGGCCCGCGAGGTGCTCTACCCATTCTGCTCGTGAGAACCCCATCGTCTCAACAGAGCAATGACGTCGGCGCGGGTGTGGGGTGTCGCGGCAGAGTCGATCGAGTTCATCACGGTACTTGATCGGGTGTCTGGATTCTCGGCCATCCATGAGCGGCGGCGTCGTTCTGCTTCGTGTCGGCTGCTAACAAACGCGAAGCCTGCGCTCCCTTCGGCGTCGTCGTAGAAATGCACGCGATAGATCATGGTTGTGTCCTTGAGAAAAAAGCCCGTCAGTGCCTCCCGCGACGCACCAACGGGCCACGGTCATCTTGATTAGAGCAGCGCGAAGCCCCAGAGGGCGATACGGCAGACGGCGAGGAACAGCCCGAAGGCGATTGCGAGTCCGAGCAGGCCGGCGGCCAGCCCAGCGATCACCTTCAGTGCGTCCTTGAAGAACATGAACACGACGCCGGTCATGAACACGATCACCCCGAGGCAGACGACGAAGATCAGGCCGCCGAACAGCGTAGTGAGCGCGTCAGTCATGGCGGGCCTCAGTCCGAGAACGAACGACAGACTTCCGAGATGTTGTAGTAGCGCTTGGCGAGGTGCTTGGCTTCGTCCTGGCAGTCGGACAAGAGGGTGAACGGGCCAGCGACCTTGGCGCCGGAATACGTGCAGACATACCAAGCGAAGAGGCAGACGAGAATCTTGCGGGTCATCGGTCGGAGCCTTTCTGAGCAATCGTGATGTGTTCGGCCGAGACGATCGTCCCGGAGTAGTTCGGGGAGCCGTGGCGGTTCTCCAGGTAGACGGAAGCGGCCTCGACGGTCGCATAGTTCGGTGGCGCCATGCGGACGTAGTTGATCGAGCCGGAGCCGTGCGGAGTCGTCACGAGTGTTCCGGGGCGAAGCTGGTCTGATGTATAGCGGGTCATGGGTCAGAGCCTTTGTCGGAATCGAGCGGGAATGCTCGCGGAGGCCGGCTGTCTCAGTCAGTCGGCTCCCGTGAACGCTCCGCTAGGCGGCCTGCCGCAGACGGGCACGTGTCAGACGCCGCGACAGTCGCGCATGGAAGATCGCCATCGGTCGCGCCCTGTTGCGGTCAATCCGGTACGCGTCCCGAATAGCGTTCAACGCCTTGTAATCCGCCGGCTTGGACGCGCGAGTCTCGAGTTCGGTGAGCAGGGACTCTGCCGCGGCGCGCAGGTCCGGCCGGATCGGGCTGGCGACGCGCAGGAAAAACCGCACATCTTCGCGGCAGCCGATTTTCTTGAGGTAGGCGTGGAGCTCGGCATCGCTCAGCGTCGCCTTGTCGAGTTCGGGCGCATACGCCTGGAAAACTTTGGCGGCTTTGGGTTGTCGGATTGTCTGGCCGCAGCAGGTACACTTGGGACTAGCCATGATCGGTTTACCTCTACTAAACGGGTTATGGTGAGGGCCGGCGTGCTCCACTGACATGGAGTGCCGGCCCGCTTTCGATGCGAGCTTCAGGCGGCCTCTGCTTACTACAGTCGAGCGTAGGCGCGCGCCTTCCGCTCTGCTTCTTCCCAGCGGGCTTGACGTTCGGCATACGCGCGGGCACGTTCGGTCACACGCTTCCGGCAGGCTTCGCGCCAGCAGCGATCTGAGCGATCGCCCACCAGCTCCTCATACGCTCGCGACTCTCCGCACTCCGCACACGTTTGGGTCATGGTCATGGTTCTCTCTTCTCTCTTCCTGAATGACACTGGCGCTAAAAGACGCGCGTGACTCGCTCACGCCACAATTCCGGCCGGCTGCTGACCTCGAGTAATTCGGCTTCGGTCCACTGCGCGAGCCGCTTGGCGCCGTTCCCAAAACACGCCCAGAGGCGCCCGTCATTCGACACAACATAGCCTTCCAAGCGGTACGTGCTTGATTGATAGCGGTCGGTATAGACGGGCTTGTAGCCACGCGCGATCGCGTTCGGATTGAATCGGTCTGACAGATCAGCTGTTGATTGCATGGTCTCTTCTCTCTTGAATCTGAATCGTGCTAGTTCTACAGTGCCTTGGGATGATTGCGCGCGTAGCGGATGTAGTGAGCCGCCCAGTCTCGAGCCTCAGACCACTCCTCACGAGGCTGGAGATATTCGGCCTGCCCACGTGGGCGCCACTGAATCCGCGACATCAGGCGATACCCGCGCGACCACTGGCCGCTATGAAACCGCTCGCATGCGTAGGACAATCCGATCAATCGTTCGCTGTTCATTGCGGTTTTCCTTGTGAATAAACCGTGCTAGGATGCCCGATTACCGGGCGTCAACGACTTGGACCGACGTGTTGTGCTTGTAGGCGTTCATGTGCGACACGGCCTCACGTTCCGCCTCACGCTTCCCCACGGGCTGCGTCAAATGGCACGAGTAGCACACAAAGCACACGGCCCGGAACTTCGTCGCTCGCTTACTGACCTTCGGTGATTCGTTCATGACTGCTTCCCCTTCTTCTCTACCGTCTTCCGCCATTTCGCCAAGTTCGCTGCCGAGCTCACAGCCTTCCGCGGACTCTTCACCGAACCACCACGGCGGCCGAGCGCGACTGCGTTCGCGTCCTTCTCTCTTGTCTCTAACCGCTTTGCCATAACCCTACTGTGACGCAAACCGCTTAGAAGTGTCAAGCGCTTAGTATCAACCCCTTCACAGAACTGCACTAATTCGTGTCTGAGACTCAAGAGACCGCAGAAACACAGCCCGCAACTTATACACAGCAACCGTCTTACTCACGCCTCAACTTCAACCAACTCGGAATTGTCCTCAGACTTCATGCCGAAGGCGCTACCCAAACAACCATTGCCAAGGCAATAGGATGTAGCCAGGCTAGCGTCTCCTTCGCTCTCACTCGCCTCGGTACCGACACTGCCGACCTCGCCAAACATCACTTCAAATCAAGAGCCTATAAAGCCTCGCGGCGTCTGACAGCCATCGCTGAGAAAGGCAAAGACGGTGACGCGGTGAAGGCTGGGAAGGTCGTTTTAGAGGCGGCTGGCGTGATTTCCTCAATGAATTCGTCAATCCAGCTCGGCATTCAGGTGATCATTGGTGGGGAGTCACAGCCCGCGATCGGGGCTGGTTCGGTCCAAGTTGAGGCACTCGAGACGACACTTTCGCCACTTTCGCCTAGTGATTAACGTAATGACGAAAGCGTTTCGCCTAACTTCAGCGTAATCCTTAGGTAAACGAGAGGCTTTCGCCTTTCGTGTCTGATAATGCGCAGTATGTTAACCAACCTCAGCAGCGCACTGGCGCTCGGCGGGAGCTGCGACTCGAGGCCGATCCGAAATCGGATTCCGGGCGAGCGGATGAGCCAAGGGACCCTACCGGTGGCAGTTGCATGTCTTGTGCGGAGAATTTTTGGGGTTGCGAGTCCCTTCTACTAGTGTAAAACTCCCCTGCATGGCAGAAGAAAAGTGGAAAAGTATAAAGGTGCGGGAATGGGTGTGGCGGGCGTTGAGGCAGGCGGCGGCGGCAGGGGACGAGACGATTACGGCTGTGGTGGAGCGGCGGTTGACATCTGAGGGGCAACGGCCTGGAGCGAAGCCGAAGGCTGAGGTAGTGATGCCATCAGTGAGTCAGCCGGTGAGGGCGGTGCCGAAGAAGGCGGTTCAGCCGGTCACGAGAGGGTGTCGTCGGTGTGGTCATGAGGGTGGGCTGCACGGGACGTTTTCGTGTTCGGCGCGGGATTGTGAGTGCGAGGGATTTCTGTCATGAGGCTGCCGCGGCGGGTGAAGGTCTTCATGTTGTTTGAGCGGAAGCGGATGTCGCGTCGGTCGGTTCGGCTGGCGATGCGGTGGTTGTGGAGTCGTCATCTGGATGATCGTGTGAAGGAGGAGCGATGGGAGGTGGCGCAGGCGTTTACGAGGCGGAGGTTTGAGTATGAGTGACGAGGAGCTGAAGGCGGCGATTCGGGAGGCGTATCCGGTGTTTGTGGCGAAGGTGGCGGCTGGGGAGATTGTGGTGCGGGGGCCGCTGACGTATGCGAAGAAGGGGCCGAGTGTGGGCGGGGTGCCTGAGGGGGTGAAGGCGTGAGCGGGCCGATGGAGGGGGTGCTGAATCGGGAGAAGAGTGAGAAGGCGAAGCGTCATCGGGAGGGGATGAAGCGGTATTGGGCGAAGTGGCGGGCGGCGAAGGCGGCGCGGGTTGAGACGGGGGTTGCTGAGGAGCCTCGGTCTGAGCCTGAGCCGTTGCGGCCGATGGTGGTGGATGTGGTGGTGTGTGTGAGGGTGGCGGCTGGGCGGGAGTGTGGGCGGTGTGGGCACGGGTTGGGGGTGCATGATTTTCGCGGGTGCCAGGCGGGGGGGTGTCGGTGTGGCGCGTTTCGGTGAGAACATGCTGAACTGGGTGCCGGTTCCGTGCGACACCGAGACCCGCGACTAGGGCACGTATCCGGTATGCGACCGTACTACGAAGAGGCTGGGGTCACGATTTACCACGGGGATTGCCGCGAGATGTTGTCCGGCGTCCGTCCTGTCTGCGACGTGCTCTGTACGGACCCCCCGTATGCATCGGCGGCGGCGACGGCGACAACGGGCTGGGCACGGCAGAAATGGGGTGGCAACTGGGGCGACATGTCCATCCTGACGATGCTCGCGGAGTTGGTGCTGGATTCTGCGGCCTTGTCGCCCATCCATGAAGCGGTGTGGTTCGCGGATCATCTCGGGTATGCGGCGCTGATTCCGTCGTTCTTCCGGCGTTATCAGGTGGTGCAGAGCGTGGTGTGGGACCGGGACATGCTGGGGATGGGGGCCTATTTCCGCAAGCAGACGGAGATGGTGATTTACGCGCGGCACACCGACTCGGCGCTGTTTCGCGTGCTGGACGCGCGGGACCTGATTCGGCTGCGTCCGTCATCGGCCGAGAAGGAGCATCCCGCTCAGAAACCGCTCGATCTGCTCATCGCCCTGCTGTCGCCGCTGGGCGGGCAACGGGTGCTTGATCCGTTTGCGGGGACGGGCACGACGTTGTTGGCGGCGAAGCAACTCGGTCGTCAGGCCATCGGGATAGAAATCGAGGAACGGTACTGCGAAATCGCGGCGAAACGGCTGAGTCAAGGGGTGCTGTCCTTCACTGAGGCACGCAGTCCCTATGACGCGGGTCTCGGTGCGGGTCGGGAGGCGACTGAGCCGATGAACATGTTCTCTGAATCGTTTGGAGGGTGAACCGATGAGCGAGTATACCGACGTGAAGGATGCGAAAGAGACGAAGGGTGGGAAGAAGCATCAGTTCAGCGTGCAGCGCGTCGAAGGACTGCAGGGGTTGCAGGACCTGCTCAACAGCACGGAGGGCGGGAAGGTGGATTCGTGGCAGCGAGTCGGTGACGGCGCGACGTTCATCGTGGTGATGAGCGGCGTTCCCGTGAAGGAGGAGCCGGCGCCGGTGGACGAGGCGGAGGAGGCGAACGGGAACAAGGCGAAGAAGAAGAGTGCCTAACTTTTTGTAAGGGACTTACCGAAACCTTCTCTATATAGTACTGCGCTGTTGACGACGTGGTCGGTGCTCGGCGGGGACGTGCGAGACAAGCTCAGGGAGATCCCAGAGGGTTCCGTGCAGACGTGCGTCACGTCGCCTCCCTACTGGGGCCTTTAGGGATTACGGGACGGCGACGTGGGTGGGCGGGGATGGTGGGTGCGACCACGCACAGGAAGCCCCTCGCTTCAACGGCCCGAAGCAGACGAGCGCACAGGTATCCGGCCACGCATCGAAAGCGGAGTCGCACTGGCGGAAGGCGTGTCAGAAGTGCGGCGCTCAGCGCATCGACAGCCAGATAGGGCTGGAGCCGACCCCGGAGGCGTACGTGCAGTCCATCGTCAGCGTCTTTGCGGAGGTGTGGCGGGTGCTGCGGGACGATGGGACGCTGTGGCTGAATCTGGGGGATTCGTATGCGAGCAGCACGAAGGGAGACACCCGCACACCGGAAGAATTAGCGGCCAAGAGTCGGTTGGGATGGGCGAGCGGACCGAACACATCAGCCAATCAATGCTACCGCAATCAAGGATCGGTGCGAGCGTTGGATCATGGTCTGAAGCCCAAGGATCTCGTCGGCATCCCGTGGCGTGTCGCGTTTGCGTTGCAAGCGGCAGGCTGGTATCTGCGGAGCGACATCATCTGGGCGAAGCCCAATCCCATGCCAGAGTCAGTGACGGATCGGCCGACGAAGGCGCATGAGTACCTGTTCCTGCTGAGTAAGCGGGAGCGGTACGTCTACGATGCGGAGGCGATCCGTGAACCGAACTCTCCATCCACGATTGCGGCATTCGGAATATCGGCTACACGGACACCATTCCCAGGAACCGCCCCAGATCGCAATGACTCTGGCGGCGGCGGGTTGAAGCACTGTGGTGTGAATGAGGACGGCCGTAATAAGCGCAGCGTGTGGACCGTCGCCACCCAGCCCTATCCCGAGGCGCACTTCGCAACATTTCCAGAAGCCCTGATCGAGCCGTGCATCTTCGCAGGCTCACGCATCGGTGATACGGTGCTCGACCCCTTCTGCGGCAGCGGCACGACTGGTGTGGTGGCGATTCGCCATCAACGAGCCTTTCTCGGCATCGAACTTAATCCAAATTACCTCGAATTGGCTCGCACGCGCATCGGCAACGAAGCCCCGCTCTTCTCCACTGAGGCACGGTGCCCAACTCCGCGGGTCTCGGTGTCCTGCGCGAGCGAAGCCGACCAGCCCAACATGTTCTCTGAAGCCGTCCCTGCTTGAACCCCTCCTCATTGTCGGCATCCTGGCCTTCGGCGTGAGTACCGCGGTGAGTGCCCTGCTTTACTGGTGGAGTCGGAAGCGATGACCTACAGCGAGCTCATTCTCAGCCATTCCCCGTCGAACTACTGGAAACTTGGCGAATCGAGTGGGCTGACGGCGGCGGACAGTGCGGGGAGTGCGCCGGGGACGATTTCCGGGGGTGTGACGCTCGCGCAAGCCGGAGCGCTGGCGGACGGCACGACGGCGATGACCTTCAATGGGACGACGGGCAAGATTGTGGCGGGGTCGGGTTCGTTGCCCGCGGCATCGACGCTGGAAGTGTGGCTGAATCACGCGGCGGCCGTGCAAAGTCCCGTCGTGACCATCACGCAGGCGGGGGTGGAACAACCCACACTCTATATCGACGCCGCGGGGAAACTCTGGGTCTATGACGCCCCCAACACCGGCCTGAGTAGCGTCAGCCTGCTGGCGACAGGCGGGTGGCATCATGTGGTCGTGGTGTGGGACACCGGAACCCTCCGCCTGTATCTGGACGGCGTGGTGGACAGCACGATCGGCAGCGCGACGCGCACCGTGATCGGCGTGGGACCCATCGCCATTGGCCATGATCCGGCCTTTGGCGCGGGCACATCGGCGTTTTTCAACGGCTCCCTGGATGAAGTGGCCATCTACCCCCGCGCCCTCACCCCCACCGAGATCAGCGACCACTACGCCGCCCGACTCACAACCGCCGTGCCCTCCGCCGGCTGCGACCACACCACCGTCTGGTCGAAACACCTCGCCACCCTCAGCGCCCCGACCGTCGAATCTGAACGGGCGTACCTCGCGACGCTCTACGGCGAACCCGGCGGCAGCGACATGAGCACGCTCGTCTCGAGATGGCTGCAGGCGATCACGTGTGGGACCGCTGTGGCCACCCCCGCCGCCCCGACCCTCAGTCTCGTGTCCCCGAATACCGGCACCCAGGGCACGATGGTCACCGTCACCCTCACCGGCACCGGATTTATCGCGGGCGCCACCGGTGTGAGTGTGAACGGCGTCGGCATCTCGGTCGTGAACATCCAGGTCCTGAGCCCGACGTCCCTCACGGCGGATCTCGCCATCGCCGCCGCCGCCCCACCCACCGCCCGGTCGATCACCGTCACCCACGCCGGCGGCTCCGCCTCACAGGCCTTCACCGTGAGTGCCGCCGTCGTCGTCCTCGGCACCGTCGTCCTCCTCGTCGGGGCCGACACCGCAGTGGTGGATGAGAGTCTCACCGCCCGGACCCTCACCCTCGGCGGCAATGCCGCCCGCACCACCACCCCGGTCAAATACGGCGCCGGGGCCCTCACCTTCGATGGCACGGGCGATTTTGTGAGTGCCGCCTGGAGTCCCGACTTCAGTTTCGGCGCCGGGGATTTCACCATCGAAGGCTGGTTCCGGTTCCTGGTGAAAACCGACCTCCAGGCCATGCTCGGCTGGTGGCACAATACCTTCACCGCCCAGTGCAGTTGGTTTTTCTACATTTCCGGCGGCTTCCTGCGCTTCCGTGACGTCATCGGCACCACGACCAGGGACTTACAGGTGGCCTGGGTGCCGACCCTCGGGCAGTGGTACCACCTCGCCGTCGACAAGAGCGGCACCATCGCCAGGGTCTACGTGGACGGCGTCGTCGTGGCGACCAATCCGTCCTTTACCGGGACCCTCAATGACGGCACGGTGGTGTTCACCCTCGGGCGACTCGGCAATGATGCGACCTTTGCGTCGTTCGATTTCAATGGCCAGATGGACGAGGTCCGGGTCGTGCGCGGCGGCGCGCAGTACGCCGGGGCCTTCACCCCGCCCACCGGCCCCCTCCCACGCCCATGACCTCCCACCCATCGGCGCACCGCGACGCGCCGTCGGGACCCGGCCTGCCGATGATGGCCGCGAGTCTCCGGTGCGTTCGTCTTCGCCGACGCCGCCGGGGTGTCCGCCGCAGTCATCATCGGCTCTAACACATGGCCGCTCGCTGCTGTTGGTGTAACGCGCCGCTCACCCGCTGGGTCGCCCAGCCGGGCATCACCGAGCGACCGTTCGTGTGCCCGTCACTGCCGTGTCAAGAGCGCATCTATCGCAAGAGCGTCGTGCTGAAACAGAAAGGGAAAAGTCCGCGGCCACTCTTCATCCCACTGCCCCGCCAGTGCGAGTGGATCGAGGCCGCGATGGACAAACGCATCACCCGCTTACTCGTGGGCGGTGCGGCCGGACCTGGCAAATCACGCTGGCTCCGCGAGATGCTCTACCGCTTCGCGCAACTCATCCCCGGCTTTCATGGACTCTTACTGCGCCGCACGCACAAGGACCTCGACCAGTCCCATCTCAGATTCGTCCCCTTCGAGGTCTCACTCAGAGGCGGCACCTGGAAAGTCGCGGATCGCGTCATCGAGTTTCACCACAAGGACTCCGCGCCGAGCATCATTCGCTGCGGCCATCTCGAAGATTCCGGCTCGCTGCAGAATTACCTGTCGGCCGAATACGACGTCATCGCACCGGACGAACTGGTCACGTTCCAACGCGACGAAATGATCGAACTCTTCACCCGCGCCCGCTCGAGCAATCCGCACCTACTGAAACTCCGCGGCGGCTACCAGTATCAGGCCCTCAATGAAGACGGCGTCCTGGAACAGATGACCACCGACGGCTCACTGGTCATTGCGTCGAGTAACCCCGGTGGCAAGGGCGCACTCTGGATCAAGGAATACTTCATCGACCACTGCCCCGACCCCGCCGAAGCCCCGTCGTATCAACCCGAGTTCTGGGCCTTTCATGGCGCGAGACTGCGGGACAATCCGTATCTCACGTCGGGCTACGCCTCGACGCTGCGCGACTTGCCCGAGGTCCGGCGCCGACAACTGCTCGATGGGGACTGGTCCGTGTTCGCGGGGCAGTTCTTCAACTGGCGCCAGTCGCAGCATGTCGCCGACCTCGGCATCCACCCGTGAGACTTCGAGACCTGTCGGTGAAGCTCGGCATGGACTGGGGCCAGAGTGCGCCCGGCTGCTTTCTCTGTGGTGTGGCCTTGCCCGACAATCATGCCGCAATCGTCTGGGAGATGAAATTCCAAAAGCAGTCCGTCCGCGAAGTGGCCGAGGCCATTCGTGAACAGACGCTCGGTGAGTGGAAACTCCCAAAGATGCCTGTTTGCTATTGTGATCCCGCGATGCGCATTGCCACCGGCCAGATTGGAGAAGATTTCGTCGGCACGTTCAGTCGCTATAAAGTGACGCTGACACCCGTGTCGAACAACCGTCAGCTCGGCTGGCAACGGGTCCATGAAGCGCTCGCCATCGACCCGTCGACGAAGACGCCGTGGCTCACCGTGCATCCCCGCTGCAAGTATCTGATTCGCACGCTGCCGATGATGCTGCAGGATGAGGGGAAGCCCGAGGACCTCGACACGGACTCGGACGATCACGCGGTCGACGCCTTACGCTATTTGATCATGGGTGGCTTGCGCCACAACAGTAAGAGCCTTATTCTCAAGCCCGAACCTCAAGGCTCGTGGGGGCAGATGAAGAGATTCCTCAAACGAACCGCCGCATGAGAGCGAAATTGACCGAAGACGCCATCCATGCGATTCGGGCGTCAAGAGAATCCGGCAACGTACTGGGGAGACAGCACGGAGTCTCTCGGACCACGATTGCATTGATTCGTCGCCGGATTGCGTGGAGCCACGTCCAGGAAACGCCTCAGGAAGAGGAAACCCGCAAGACACTCCACGCCCCAGTGACCCTCGCCGACCGACTGCTCCCGCATATCGCCGTCAGCGCCCTCGATGACTTCGACGTGTGCTGGCCGTGGACGGCTGGGCGTCATAGCAGCGGATATGCCACACTCCGAACCGCTCCGCAGGGTCCCAAGGCCTACGTCCATCGACTCATGTGGGAGCTGACATGGGGCACGCCGGTCCCGGACGGGAAGTACGTGCTCCATGCCTGCGACAACCGAATTTGTTGCCGACCCTCCCATCTGTGGCTCGGCACCCTTCGTGACAATGCGCTTGACCGCGAAGCCAAAGGCCGAGGCCGTCAGCCCATTGGTGAAGACCACCGTCGGTCGAAGTTGAAGAACGCGCAAGTACTGGAAATTCGCGCGTCCAAACGGTCGGAGGATGACCTCGCCGCGCACTATGGTGTGAGTCCCAGCGTCATCGGGGCCGTTCGCAGACGAATCACCTGGAGGCACTTGCCGTGATTGGAGATTATCTGCCAGACGCTCCCGCGATGACGCTTGAACCTCCGACAGAGGAGATGGGGCCACGATTAGCGATACCGCTATCAGAAGAGAAATTGGCACTGTTTCAGAAAGAAATCGAACGGGCGCGGCAGTTACGTGAAGACAAAATCGTGGAATGGTGCGTGTCTGACAACCTCGACCGTTATGCCCCGGCCAAGAAGAATGATCCAGGCGTGAACGTCGGAGTGGATTTCAGGGACGTGGAGAGAAAAGGGGCGGCGCTTTTTTATGATCAACCGACCGTGAACGTCCAGCCCGGCCCCGACGGAAATCCCCAAGCCGCGGTGCTGCACCAAGAGTTACTCAACGGCCTGCTCAGCGCGCAGAAGATGAACGCCAAGGCCACGGCGCTCAAAGCCATCAAAGACTGCCTCGTCGCCATCCAACCCGCCTTCACCAAAATCGGCTACCTCCCCGTCACCGTCGACATGCCGCAAGTCAATCCCATGACCGGTCAACCGGAAATGGTCCCGGTCGTGGTGCATGATGAAGTCTTCTGGTCACGTATCTCAGGAAAAGCGGGCCTGCTGCCCGTCGACTTCAAAGATACCGATTACGACAGGGCGCAATGGATTGGGTATGACTGGAAGAAACCCGTCTCCCAGGTCAAACGCGATTACGGATTTCCCCCCGACTGGGAGCCGCCGACGGGTGGGACGCGAGAGGTCACCTTCAATGAAGGCAAAGACCCGGCTGGCAGCAGCGACCCGCAATGCACCGGCACCGAACTCTGGTACCGCGCCTGCCTCTTCGATGACTCCGTCTCCCATCCCGAGCTCCTGCGCGTCCTTGTCCTGCTGGATGGCTACGACCAACCCGTCAAACATGAAAACGCCCCCTGGCAAACCCTCGACCCGACCGGCCGCCTCACCGCCGACTCCATCCAGGGCTACCCGATCCACCCGCTCACGCTGAGAGATTTTCCCGACTCCGCCTGGGTCCCCGCCGACGCGAGTCAAACAGGACCGCTCACGCACGAGATCAACACCTACTTGACTCAAGCGAAAGCCAAACGCGACTCAAATCGGCTCATCCTGGCCACGGATGTGACACGCATCGACATCGAAGCGGCTGGTCGCATCGCGGATATGGACATCTTCAAGGGCATGGGCCTCTCGATTCTGCCGGTGCAAGAAAACGCACTCGTGGGGCAGAACACGGCGATGCAGCAAGTGCCCACGCTGGATCTGGGACGCGAAACCTACCTCGGCCTTCAGATCTTCGAATCCAAGAGGGATCAGGTGCTCGGCATTTCAGCGCCACAAGGCGGGGTCCAGAACGACACGAGCCGTACGGCCACTGAGATTGCCACGGTCCAGCGAAATGCAGACGCGAGGTTTGAACAGGAGCGACAGCGGGCGCTCGCGTGGTGGATCAGAGGTGTGCAAAAGCTGTCGGCATTCGTCGTGAGGTACGGGGACCGTTGCGCTGAAGATATTCTCGGGAAGCCACGCGCCCAGCAGTGGATGCAATTCCGCCAGCAGGGATTTCTCGGGTCGTTCACTTTTGAAGTCCAGATAGACAGCGGGAAGTACCTGGACATCGAGCAAGACCGCAGGCAGTTTTTGCAGGTTGTGAATTTTGCCGCCAAGTCTCCGTTTATCCGGCAGGACACGATGTGGAAGACCTTCTGCCAGAAGTTCGGATACGACCCGCAGGAATGGCTCACTCAGCCTCAACCGCCGAAGCCTGAGCCCCCGAAGCTCTCTATGGCGATTAACGGGGATGATCTATCTGAGCCGCAGTCGCCGATGATAGTGGAAATCTTGGCCGCGCAAGGGATTCAGATTTCGCCCGCTGCGATCCAGAACATGGTTTTGGCAAAGAAGGCCCAGCAGCAGGCCGAGCAACAGGTCGCTCTGACCAAAGCCAATCCCGTCTTAGGTCTGATGGCTGAACCACCAGCCGCCGAACCGCAGCCGCCGCAGCCTGGAGCGCCCGGAGCGCCACCCGTCAATCCACAGACACCTGGACCTGCCGACCAAGCCGAACGGCTGGACAAGCACGGCCTGCAGGAGAGCGGCAGTTTGCCGGGTGCAGGCTCCGCACCAGGACCGGGCGCCGGTCCCGTCATGCCATGACCTGCGACCGCTGCTTCCAACCCCTCACTCACGGCGAGCATGGCGTCGGCCTCTGCCCCTACGAACCGCGCAAAGCCGCCACCGTCATCAGTGATTCCTATAGGGGTGGACGCACATTTGAAAATGGCTTCTCGTCGCCGCAAACATTTTATTCGCACAGCGAACACGTCAAAGCCCTCGATGCCGCCGGCCTGCAAATCGCCCCGCGCTACGTCGAGAACTCCAAGACCATGACCCGCTGGGATACGGTGAATCTGGAGGCGGCGCGCGTCCTGGTCACCCGCGGTGCGTCCCCGCGCATGGCGGGGAAAAAGGTACTGCCGCCTCCAGACGACTCTATTACGGTGACTGATGCCGGATGGCGCGTGAAACCGTGAAACTGGCTCCAGCACCACTCGCGTATCAGCCCATCATCAACATTCCGTCGCAGCAGATGGCGATCCTGTTGGCCCTCGAACCGGTCTGCCAGGCGGCCGGCCTCTGGGTCGTGTGCCCTGTCTGTGCCCGCGAGCTCGGCACCGTCAAACACCTCATTACGAACAACCATCCCGAGGACATCACATGGCAAGTGACGTGCCCCTGCACCAAGCGATTGTTTCAACGGGCCAGCTTGCGCCACTCGATGACCCCCAGCGGCGATCTCCTGACGGCCGCGGCAACCCTCTTTCCGATCGTCCGTCTCGCAGTCAGGTGCCCAGTGAAACAGACCGGCTGTCTCACGACGGACCTGCAGTTGACACAGAGGCCGGACGGGGTCACGGCGAGATGCCAGTGTTGGCAGATGCAGCTCGGAACCGGGACCTATACGTTCAGGAAGAAGCAGACGGCACCGTCGTGACCTGCGACTGCCGAAATACCGTAGTAGAAAGCCGCCCCAGTGGTGCAAGATACTGCAGCCACTGCGGCTCTCCTATCAAAACCATCAGACCGACGCAATCGAGATTTTAATGACGGACTTGCTGGCGACCACACAAGCGGCGATTGACACAGTCCTGACACCAGAACAGCAGGCGCGCGAACGGATGCCCGACGGCACCTATCGTGTGTGCTGCAGTCGCTGTGGGAAGTCAGTGAGCAGTCCGCTGCCGCTGCCGGTCATCGTGCGCGCGTGGGTCGAGTGCCCCGAATGCATCGAATCGAAGCAATGACGTTCCACGTGCCCGAGAAGGCGCGGCTGACGACAGGTCCGCTGGCGACTGATTTCACCTACGGACAGAACGGCGCATTCCGCATCCCCTCGCCCGAACCGGGATGGACACTCTTTCTCATCTGCGCCGACGGGACCGATGCCGAACCGACTGAACCTGACGCCGAGAACTGGGAGCACGTCTCGGTGCGCGCCGCTGCTTCTGCCACCAAGAGCCGAGTCCCCAACTGGCGCGAGATGTGTCACGTCAAGGACCTGTGCTGGGACGAGGACGACATCGTTATTCAATTGCATCCGAAGAAGTCGGACTACGTCAACCAGCACCCGCATGTGCTGCACCTCTGGCGGTGCAAGAACCGCGAGGTTCCGATGCCGCCCCGTTCCTGTGTCTAACACGATGATTTAACGACCCAACGTTCGACCACACACTAGACCGGCCAGTCGAACCCCGAGTGCCTTCTCGGGTGTGTGTGGACATCAGGCAGTGAGACTCAGGCGCTTGCGCGTCATCGACCGATTCGATGACCCAGGCGCCTTTTGTTTTGTACCTGCCTGATTCTTTCCTCTTCGAGCGCCGCGCAGCGATACAGCGGCAAGTGAGCAATCAGCATGACAGGCGAAACACCGAGCACCCCAACACCCACACCGGCCCCGCCCCCTCCGGCGCCGCCGAGTGCCCCGACGCCGTCTCCGACCCCGTCAACCCCTTCCGCCGATAACAAGCCGACATCCTTCGCCGATGCACTCGCACGCGAAGATGCGGCGGCAGCCCCGGCACCTGCCCAGACCTCACAGCCGTTCCGTGAACCCGATGCGTTCCAGCCCGCTCAGGCGACAAGTGAGCCCGCACCCGGTCCCGAACCGCCCCCCGTCGGCGAACCTCCGCAAGAGAGATGGCCGACCATCCTCGACAACGCTCGGAAGAAGGAGCGCGAACAGGTCACGCAGCAGTTTCAGCAGCAGGTCCAGCAGCTCCAACCCGCCCTGCAAGTCATTCAGAAACTCAACACCGACTTGCCTGGAACCGTGGGTCAGCTCATTCGCGAAGGCCTCGCCTCCCCGCAGCATCGCGAAGGACTCAGAGCCGAACTCGGACGCCTCTTCGGCTCGCTGAAACAGCAAGCACAACAGGCCGCACAGCCACCGCCATTCACCGACGACGTCGAGCCGCAGCGCTACGTCACCGTCGAGGGTCAGCAGTACTTCGATCCGCAAGCGGATGCGAAGTGGCAGGAGTGGCGCGAGCG